AAAGGACATTTAGATAAATAGTCCTCAATCAATTTCTTTTTTTCTTCTTTTGTCATTGATTGTTTCTCTTTCTTGATTACTTAAATAAGCAACCATAAAGGCCCCATAGCGGAGCCTTTAAAGTTGTTTAATTATTCGCAGTAGTTCTCAAATTCAGTTCTATTAGGTTCAGTCTTTGAAATAACCCATGAACAAGTTTGCCAACCAATACCCATTTCAACACCTTTGATAAATGCTCTTAACTCTTTTTCAGTGTCAAAATGATAGCTTTCAGGTTCATCATCTTCAGGAAATTGGCCCCATAAAATCCAAACAGTTTGATTTTTATTTTTCATTAATTAGACCTTTTGAATTTAGCCTTGGCCCACTTGCGGCGGCTTCGGAGTATCCATCGCACTGCTGATAGTGTTTCAAAGTCATTAGGGGTATTTAAAACACCCATTGAAATGGGAGAGCTCAAGGCTCTTTCCATGGCTTTTAATTCATCCGTACTTCTGCGGATATGCTCATTAATGATTGGAGAATACATAACAGACACCCCCAATATCCCATGAGTTATAATCATAAGATAAGTCTCGAGACCATTTCTCATAATCAAAATATGATGTTAAAAAGCTATTTTCTTTGCCTGTATATTGCTCAAGCATCATGTCTGCTTCTTCATCTGAGAATGCCTCCCAACTATCCCAAGTACCCCTAAAGCAATCATCAAATGTATCTTCAGATAGATAATCAATTCCAAAGATTTCAATGAATGCCGTAATAGCTTCGCCATGCTCCTCATATAAACGGGCATACTCGCAAAGCTTCTCAAGGTCTGGATTTTCGCCAAAGCTTGAAGGAACATTTGAATAATCCATAAAGGCCCATTCCTCGGCCATTGGTTCAGGTGATTTACTTAAGACCCTTTTTATTTCTTCTTTTAGATCCTCGGCATCCTCAGGAATATCTACCCATTTGCCATACATACCACCCGAGTTATGGGTAGCTAGACAACCAATCCACACCTGTGGCACTGTCTCTATTGTTATGCTCAAAACGTACCCCCCATAAATAGAAAAATCATGATTGGTGTTTTAATTACAAAGTAAGCAATGATTAACCTATCGAGGATAATCTCGCCTTTGCTTTTCTTATATGTCATTGTTTAACTCTCTTTCGTTTACTTGCTATATCACAAGTGATTCTGAGTATGCACTTTAGTTGCCATATTGCAAGTATTGTTTCGGATTAATTCGAGATTGTTTATTTCTTCATTAGGTGTCTGTAATTAATTCTATGGTGGGGTTTATCTCGAGGCGATCCGAAGGGCTCCAAAGTAAATACAGATACATCAGGCAAAAGAGAGACAGAGTAGAAAAAATTTATCTGTAGTTGTTTAACTACTTATTAATGACGTTTAATATACTTAATCCGATACGAGACAAATAAAGACAATACTTATAGTAGATATTTTCTCGAGTTTTATTCGAGAAGTTATAAGACCCACCCCGTACCCTTGTTTTTTATACCCCGTATGGCAACCCCAAGGGGGTAAATTGCCAAGAGCTATATGTCGTAACCTACTTAGATTTTTGTTTCAAAATATTTTAGGATAACCTTAGGCAACACTGCAGATATATACTGCTGCATTGATAATCTTTTCTTTTGTCTTTTTCTGACGATATAACGTTTTGTCTTGTTGAAGGTATTCATAAGGTATCTTAGGGGTATAGAGATAAGGGTAGATATAGGTAGTATAAACTACAGGTTACCTAAAGGGGAACCTAAGTACCCATAGGGTACCCTAAGGGATAGACATGGGGTTGACGGGGGGTGGTTTTGATTTTATCTAAGAGTGTCGGATATCTCCAAAACCCTTTAAATCCAAGTGTTTCCCTTGCTTCTATAGCCTACTGCATTATCCATAAATCTATCTAATTCTTGACTCATAAGGTCATTTTTTCTCTCATAGATAGCTCTATCAGCATCATGGGCCATCTGTTCAGCAAAGTATCCCACAGCCATACTGAGGGCATCCAAGCGATCATCAAAAGCTAAACTACCTTTGTCTCTGGTTAAACGACTCATCTGATAAAACAGCATACGCTTGAGGCTCTGGTTATCGCTTTCGTTTACGTTTTGGATAGAAGCATAGTCATCTTTGACTACCTGTTCATCCACTATGAGTTTATGACTTGATATAACGGACTCAAGCGTATCGCTGATCCTTCGCTCTTTTTGAATATTATGATGTACCTCTTCTATCTCACAGGGGTATTCTTTCATCAAATAAGGCTTGAGGAGTTGAGTATACATACCGCCACCCATATTGGACTCGTTTATGATTTTATTAACTTTATGTTTCTTAGCTAGCTTTACTAACTTGACTAAGACAACATCTTCAAATCCTCCTTTCATACCACCACAGGCATGAACAAAGATTTGACCATTGAGTAATTTACAGATTGCAAAACCTGTTTCATCAAGGCCTCGGCCCGATGGGTCGATACTCATAACAGTAGTTTGATAAGGGATGGGTTCACCTACGGTATCCATAGGTCTGTAATACGCATCACCTGATAAACCTACCATGGGTAATTCTTGATGTTGTAGTTCAGGATTGCTTGCCCAAACATATTTTTCATATGCAACTTCTGGATCTAGAGAAGTCACAATTAAATCTTTTAACTTTAATGGATATCTATCTAAGTCAGCTAAAGAGGTATCTAATTGATACTGAAGTTTAAAACCAGTACGCCCATAACTTAATTCTCTTTCAGATAAATCTTTGTCAGAAAACCTAGTATTTTCAGTACTTTTTCCAACTAATTCTATGTTGAGTTCAACTGCATTACGAATGATAGGAGCTAGAGTTTCTCCATACTCATCTAATTCTTTTTTAGTAGGATATCTACTAATCCACTTGCGAACTTTGAAACCTCTTTCTTTAGATAAAATATTATAGATAGATGTCTCACATTGTGGTGTACCTAGAAATATAATACGACCATGAGGTTTTAAGATAGCGTCAAACTCTTTGATAGACTCTGAAAGTCTAGCACGCATTCCTGTAGTTAAACTATTATTAGGAGTTTCTGCATCATCACAAATAAGTAAATCAGCACGACTACCAGTAAGCATTCCAAAGATACCAACTGATTTAACAGAAGGTTGCTGAGATGCTCTAGCAGGTTTTACATCAAAACTAATCTTTGATTGTCTTTGACTATCTGTAGGCATCAAGTGTTGTAGAAATGGAACTTCGTTTAACAAACGTAAACAGAATGTTGAGAAGTCATCACTTCTAGTTTTACTTGCTGAGACAACTAAAATGTTTTTCTGAGGATTTAAATATAATTGATGTAAGCAGTAAGCTGCAGTAATCCAACTTTTGCCAACACCTCTAAAACCTTGGATAACAATTCGTTTATCCTTACCTTGTAAAAAGTTTCCAATGTCATATTGAATATCAGTTGGGTCAGGTAATTTTAAGAAACGCCAAATGGCAGCCATAAAATTTCTGAAATCAACTAAAGGATCAACTTTTGTTTTCTTAAGAGATTGTTTCATGTGGTAGCTTCGAAGAGACTCGAACTCTTACGCCCTTGCGAGCAAGGGATTTTGAATCCCTCATGTCTACCATTCCATCACGAAGCCACAGAATAGGGCCATAATATAGTCTATTCTGTACCGTTTTGTAAATCTTCGTCTGTGATTTCGAATGGTAATTCTTCTACTAATTCTTTAATGGTAGAGCCTTCTGCAGGTATAGCCTCAATAGAGTTATCCTTTAAGAATTGCCTAGCAACATTGAGAATACTAGCTTTTTCTTCTCCACTTTGTATACGAGCTAAAAGTTCTTTAGCTAATAATTCATGGAGTTCGATTAGTGTTTTTTCCATTTTACCAAATAATTGTGCCTAGCACTCTACCTAAGTAATACATGTAATACATAGATAATGCTAAGAACGCTAGATATCCAACGATAGCTAGTAAGCCATGGTTCCATTTTTGATTGTTCATTTTATTATTATTCCAAATTTTAATGCTGTAAATAATGCAGCAATGATTGCTCCAAATATAAAGATTGCTCTAATACCACCCTTCCCCATATTGACCTGCTCTTTAAGTTCTTCAATATCTCTAGTGTTCTTTTCTAAATCTTTATGAACTTCATCAAGCTTACTTACAAGTGAGTCAACTTTTTGAGTAAGAGTTAATTTTTTAGGCATCTGCTTTCTTTTGTGTTTTACATTCACTCACTTCTCTACGAAGTTGTGTTAATTCTAAATTCTTAGCTTCAATCATATCTAAAGCCATGTGATAAGTTTTTCTCATCTCTACATATTTTTTTTCTAAAGTTAATACTTCTACTGGTGACATT